TCAGCTTCTGTTAAACGGTTAGCATTGGAATTAGTAGCCGCATCTTCTACGTTAGTAGTAATAGAATTAAAGATACCATCAGTGTATCTCTCTGGCATACCTGCGGAACCTGCTACGATGTCCTTTTTACCGAACAACATTGCTCTTTCCATTCCTACCATATGCTCTTTTAAAGCATCACGAGACTTCTCTAAATACTGATCTCCAGTTCTGAAGTTAGTATGCATAGCAGTTCTTGTGATTGAATATGGTGTTCTGAAAATTTGGCAAAAGTTCTCGGTGCTTGATGCATCGTAACTTACTGCTGTTGGAGTGTCACCACCTTCAGCATTACCATTTCCGACCATGAACCATGTATCGTTAGCTGCAATAGCTACACCTGTTCCACTGTTACCAACACCTCTTGTTACTGTAAAAGTTGTTGCAGTTGGTGTTGCAGTAATCTTAGCAACTTCACCTGTTCGGTAGTTCCTAATTAACATTCCAACACGGAAGAATGCAGCATCTGCGGCAGCAGTTGCGGTTAAAGTTGTAGCTGAAGTACCTGATACAGCACCTGAGTGAGTAAAGGTAAAGCTAGGTAGATCCTTCCTAAAGTTATGGAATTCTGGATCGTCTGTTGCTTCTGATGGAAGCATTGAGAGAATAGCCGTAAGCGGAGCCGAACCATTCGGCTCTAACATTAGGTATTTCTCTCTATAGTTTTCGGGGCGATGATCGGCTGCAAATGAACCTGTTCCCCTCATACCAAGAGTAGTCATAGTAATCACCTCATTAGGTTAGAGTTAAATATAGTTCGTCTGTTCGACTGCTCCTCGGGTTGTATGTAAATAAACTTAGTTTCCCGTTTGGTCTTTAGTTTAAATACTGCCGTCTGGTAGGCATTCATAATTAGACATATTTAAAATACATCAGACACAGACATAAATCAACATTATTGTCTATGTCTAATTAATTTTTTTTATAATAAATCTAACATTTGGTTACTAAAACTTTGTTGAGGCTCTTTACCAATCGGTACATCTGAACCTCTTGAAGCTACAGTTTCACCACCTGCACGAGAAATATTTTTCTCAACATTCATTTTCATTGCAGTTTGTTCAGCAACACTTTTATTACCTGTAGTGATTGCATGGTAATCTCTTATGGCTTTGTCCATTGCTGCGGGATTACTTCCGATGGCAGCTTTATAATTACCAAAAGTTTGATCCTGCATATCAACCCAAGATATAAAGTCATTAAAATCTGCTTCTGTATCAATACCTAATTCTTGAGCAGTTGCTGCGGCTTGTGAATCAACTAAAGTTTGATTAGCTCTCGTTGCACTTAATTCCTGTGCAGCTTTAAAACTATTCACATCTTCCATGAGAGTAGGGAGTATAGTTGCAGCCTCTTCAACAGCTTTAGAATACTTAAACATATTCTGCATAGCCATGAATGCATCATCAGTTGGTTGTAATCCATTCTCTTCAAAAAATGCTTTCGCTCTAGTTGATGCATCTTCATCAGACATTACATTTTTAGCAAGAACTCTTGGATCATTAGTTAGTTCAGCAGGTGTTTCTTTTGGTTCTGCTGTCTTAGTTGTATCCTGATTAGAGTTATTCATTGCATTTAACATACTCTGACCAATCATATTAGCTAATTGATTAGGGTCTGTAACACCTGTCTGCTCACTAATTCTTCGTGATAGTTCCATAAGAGGACCATACTTACTCTCAACGGATTTAAATTGTTGGAGCATAGTTACTGCTTTGTCCTCGGGGATAGCTTCTTCCTCACCACGATATTTTATAGTAATAGTTCTTGATATAGGATCTGCTTCTGCGGTTGGAGTATCTTGTACATTAGCATCACCAACTTCAATATCACCCCGTGGATCAGGATTATTTGTTACTTCAAAATCAAAATCAGCGGGCATTCTATCATTCTTTTTTAATCTAGATGCTGCATCAAAGCCTGATTTATCTGGATTAGCTTCTGCATCTGTAGGTGGAGTAGGTGCATTAGCAGGTGGATTTATAGCTTGGTTTGGATCTGTTATTGCCCCAGATCCTGGGTTTTTCATAGCAGTTACGTCTGCTTCACTTGGATTAATCGCCATCTTTATTGAGCCTTTCTAGTTCCTCTTCCGCTTGAGCATCTCCCACCATTTTTGTAGGAAGATCAAGCACAGTGCGGAATGCCGACATTAATGCCGCACAAACTCGTAATTGATCTGCATCAGCAGTTGCATTACTTATTAATGCGGTTTCCACCCTATTAAATTCTGCCAGAATTCTTTCTTGATATTTTTGCCAAAAATAATTGTCTTTTAATTTCTCAAAACCTTTAGACAACTCTGTACTTTTAAGTTGTTTAGCCAATCTTTTACCTCAGTCTATTGTAAATACCTTATGAACATCATCTAAATCAGCCAAGGGGGTTTTGGTTCGCCAAGCTCGCCATTTGCTCTGGACCCATCTCTGTGGGTTGACCAACTTCCTGTACCGCCTGTGACATAGGCACGATGTTCCCCGCCTGTAATTGTTGTTGTATCTGTTCATCAGGAACAACCTCGCTCGGACTCTTTTTCCAATTTTCTACATCCTCAAAACCAAAACTTTCAATTAATCTTTCTACGAATTTATCCATATCCCAAGATTGACCTAGACCTGTCTCAGCTAAAGTTCGTATAGCTTTGGTTATGTTCTCGGAGTTTTCTTCGGGTGAGGTGGGTAAAGTGCCGTCAACTACAACATAATCAAAATCACCCATGATTTCTGATCTATTATATCTAACATCCCCACTAGGATTCTCTGCGGATACTTCTTCGGGTAAGGTGACCATACCACCATCTACCTCAAAGAATTGTAAATTGGCTATCATCTGTCTTACTAAAGGTCTCATAGTTGTTGATGAAAGTAATCTAGCTTGCATTCCCAATCTCTGTTGACCTAGAGATGTAAGTCTGGCTATTTCTGTAGCTGTTCTCTGTGTCTCAGATTGTATTCCTTGAGCAGTATCACTAGCTGCTGCAAGTCTTTGCATTAATTGTCCAGTAGTATCTAAATCACTAAAGTAATTTCTAGTAGCATCAGGCACTGTTAAAGGAAGTATGGCATCAGATGGGTTAGCACCTGGAAGAGTTCTAACAAGTCTGGCTGCATTAGGATCTAATATGTCTCTGATGTTAACTCTGTTAGGATCAACAACTAATCTGTTCTGTACAATACTCTGTACATTTTCAACTCTAGTACGAAGTAACCAATCTTGGTACCTCTGTAAAGGCATCATCAAGTCATAGAGTGAGGATGAAAAAGTTTTATGTGCATCATACTGCCCCTCTCCGTGGATAAGCGGTATATCTTGATGCGGATATGGCGATGGATCAAACTGTATAACGACACTTTCATCTGCCACCACAATACGATAAAGACCGAACGGTGCGGATATGCCCAAACGATTTGGGTCCATAAAAACATAAAGAGTGTTAAGTACATGAGCGTGACCAAGTCCGAAGTGATTTTTATAGTCGCTAGTATAACTCCCAGAAAGGGTTTGGTCTATGCTCTGATCACGAATAGTGTCTTTCAAAAATTGATTGGAATTCCACGAAACATTAGGTCTTGTGTTCTCTAATCTATCTAAATTTTGATAGTGTCCACGTCTATATAAAGCAGTTAAACTTGCCCACGTTCTGTATCCAACAAAGTCTGCTTCGTGTCTATTTTGAGCAGTGACTCTTGGATCTGGGAAATATGCCCAAGGGTCTATGTTTACTGGTGTGTTACCATCCTTACCATAGAAGTTAGCAACTGGAGCCATTCCATATCTATTGTTATCTAGAAAGATCTGATAGAGCTTTTGCTCATATCCGACTTTTCTCATATTGTGATGTAGTCTTCTTTCTAAAAGTCTGGCGGCTCTTCTATCAGACTCCATACTAGTCCTTTCAATTCTGAAAGGGGGAGCACCACCAAATATGGCTAAGTTATAAGTACAAATAGTATCAGATATAGATCGACTGTAAGGTGTTTTAATCTGATCAATTAGCCTATATTTTTTAGAGTTACGAGAGTTAGTGCTATTATTACTCCCTGCGGAAGCTGTTCTAGCAGATCTAACATCATCAACAACTCTGCTTGGAACGTAAATATCATGAGTTACCTCTGCATCTGACCAGTAGTCATATCTCTTAGATATACGGTCATAGCTTAAATCAAAGTGTGAATGTACAAAGTCTACGATTTTCTTTTCTGTATCTTTATCCAAATTTTGTGCAGCGTTTTCAGAGTTATCCAGTGCACGAGCAACTTGGTCCACTCCCACTTGCACTTCTGCTCTAACCACTTCCATGCGGTCTCTAATAGATCCCATATCTGGCTTAGTAGACTCAGGGTCTTCTGCATCAGATAATCTACTATATTCTTCAACCACCTGTATATCGTTAACAATATCTCTCTTAACGTCATCTCTAGCATTCTTAATAGCCTCCATAGGGTTAACCTGTGGACCCATTACATCGGGACCAACAATCTCATTCATTCTTTCCCCCGCAGCATTGTCAGCTATTTTGTCTGTGTTATAGACTATTGAATCTAAACCTGATTGATCGCCTCGTTTATCTGCCATGTTAATCCTTATGTTTTCTTTCTACGAGGTGCAAAATGAATTGCATCACTCTTTTCCATAATAATGCAACCATTCTTCATGTTGCCTTTAGTTTTAACTACTGGTCTCTTTGCTTTCTTGATGTTTATGTTTTTAGGCTGCATTATATCTATCCATAACTGTATTATACCCCAAGACATAGACATAAATCTACACTATATTCTAACAAAAAGCTAGTAAGAGTTTTCTAATTCTCCTATTCCTCGTACATTATCAAGGTCTATATTATTAATTGTTGCGTTCATCATTAACGGCATAGAAGAAGCTGCAAGGAATAATGCGGTTACTGCATCATCATGAAAACCTCTAGGAGCTTCATATCTTATTCTTCCTGTTGATGTGATACTATAAGAGTAAGCCTCTAACTCTCTCCATAGATGAGTAGTGTCATGGCTTGGATCTGCAATTGTTCCTGGTTGAGGTATTCTTAAAACACCTTCCTCTATTAAAAGCATCAGGTTCTGTACCATTTGTGCTTTCTTTTCATTAGTAAATTTTACTGGTTCTATTGCTAAACCCTTACTGGATAGATTTTCAAAGATAGGATCACCAACACCTGTGGCATCCATAATAACTTTACCACGAAACCTTGAGCAAAAATATTCTATACGTTGACTTATGATTGACCAATCAAGTTGATTAAACCTATCAAACCCAATTACGTTATTACTTGAATCCAAAGCTACCAAACAAGTGAAGTCAGTGTGCTTGGCTAAGTCAATACCTACACGACATCCGTCAGCTTGTGGTAATAAAGTAGTGTTCTCACTTCGAGCCATCATTTGATCTAAGCCACGGAAGACTGCACCTCCTGTATCCATGAACTCAGCCATAAATTCCTGTTTATACATATCAGAGGGTAGTTCATCACGAAGTCTATCTAGTTCCTCATCACTGATAAAAGGGTTAGTCTTAGTTGGAAACCTGAAAGTCTTCCAAGGATTAGGTGTTCCGTTCTCTAATTCTTTGTCTAAACCTCTAAGATAAAATTTATGAAAAGCATTTTTACCCTTTGGGGTCCCCATAATCCATGCCCAACCTGTTCTATCTAATAACATCGCAGCAATAGGACCAGACCAAAGCTCATCTAGATCAGAAATAAAACCTGCCTCATTCAATATTACTCCATCATACTGACCACCACGAAGGTTATCTGGTTGATCGGCTGAGAAAAATGTAATCCTGTCTCCATTTATTAAACGAACTTCCATAGGAGGTGTCTCAATACACTTCTCCACTAAACCACCACTCTCCGCAAAAGCTCTAAACACTCTAAAACTTTCTTTCCCTTGCGGGTTATAGACGGGATTTAACCATGCATATAATTTTTTACCTCGAGGACTCTTGTGAGTTAAGCTATGAGATAAAATTTTTATAGCAGCCATGTGGTCCTTGCCCCATCTTCGACCACATACCAAAGTAATAAATCTGTGAGTGTCTTCTAATACTAATTGCTGGGCATGATGTGCCTCAAAAGTAACATCAGTCATTTTTAGTAGGTCTCTTAAAGGATAAAGTATTTACTTTCTCGGCTCTTCCTTGGATAACACCGTCAACAGGGGCGGATAAAGTATCAAAATCAACACTTGGTCCAGTTTGATTTATAGTAATATTAACCTTTCCAGACTCCATTGGGTTCTGTTTACCTTGCATACTAACGGGAGCTTGGTTAGGTAAGCCTTTTTGTAAAACCATTTTGAATAATTGTAGCTGACCATCTGTTAAAGCACGGTCTTCTGGTACCATAAGCTGCACAGTGCCATTATTTCCATAAACTCTCTCTGGTTGAGCGGTCATATAAGACACTAATTTGTCAGCCATATCGGGTAAATACTGATATATACGGTCAATAAACTGTCTTTGGTTTCCAAGAAAAGAGGGATGCTGCAATAACATATCTTCTTGTTCAACTTTTGCTAATTCATTCTCTAATTTAACGGCATTCTCTAACCGTTTGGGAACTTTACTAATTCTTCTTGCCACTCTTAGGTACTCCAGACATTCCAGACACCCCCCAATTTTATAATATAATAAAAAAAAATAAAAAATTTGTAAAGTTAATACTCAAAAACTAAGGGAGTAGGTTCCCCCCGCACACGCATTTGCGATGGAACCATCTCGGGGGTCGGTTTTTACAGGGGGTAGGGTGTCAATTTTTTTATTTGTAAATTTAAGCGAGGGGCATGGCAAATAGGACTAACTATCCTATGTGTGATAGGCGGTATCACACAGTCAGAAACGATTACAGCGTGGTTATGCTGTGGCTGTGGCAAGTTTTGTGACATTTTTTGTGTCTGAATGTGTCTGCATGTCTGAATGTCTGACATTTTTTGTGCATTTTTTAATTTTTTCAGGTTCAGCCTGAAATTTTTTTAATGCTCAGACTTTGGCTAGAACATTAGGTTTATAATGATTAAATGTGCAATATTAGATTAAAAAGTTAATTAATTGCACAAATCTATATTATATTCTCTTGACAGAATTTGATTTTGAAATTAATCTCCAAGGGAGATTGACAGACAGAGGAGAAATAAAGGTTTTTAAGGACTGACCGCCCGCCCCGCAGATTGACGTGACTGCTTTGATAACTGAGTAATTAAAAAAGTTTACTAAGTTTATGTACGATCAAAAAAATCTGACTACTAGCATGGGTAAATAGCTAGCCACTGAGATTAAAAAGCCTAGACTGATTTGGTGCAAAACACGATCCACTCTCAAGGTCTTGGAATGTTTTTAATCAACTCCATACAAATTTATTAAGGGGCAGTTTCGATTGCCCCTTAAAAATTACTGATAATCAAATGTGTTATTTGATCTGATGATTGCTAAAGCATGAAATCAGTAACTGACAGACATGGAGAATACATGCTTAAAAAACAAGAAATCTACAACATGTTTCAATCTAGAATTGTAACAGGTTCTTTTACAAAAAAGGATCAGACAAAACGAAAGTTTTGGGGAATTCTAAAGAATGAGACAAGAGATAATGAAGATCTCATTACAGTTTATGATTTTAGGAAAAACAATTACCGCAGATTTAGATTAAACCAAGGTTCAATAACTTTGAAAAGTGGTAACAAGTTTTTTAAATATAACTAGGAGAATAAAGATATGGCTATTGATAAAGATAAGTTAAAAATATGTGTTATTTGTGATCAAACTATCAAACCAAAATATTTAGGTGTTGGAGATGATGGAGAAGATTATTTTTGGTATGATGGAAACAATGCACAACCTACCGCAGACGGGCAATGTTGTGATCCTTGTAATCAAATTGTTTTAGCTGATAGAATAACAAACC